GCAGAGCGCATGTCGATCAGTTCCACTGGCGCAGTTACGGTGCAGGGAGCATTTTCAAAAGGTAGTGGCTCATTTAAAATTGATCATCCGCTTCCAGCTAAAAAAGATACGCATCACTTAGTTCATTCTTTTGTTGAAGGTCCGCAAGCAGATTTAATTTACAGAGGAAGGGCAACTCTTGTTGATGGGCAAGCTTCTGTAAACATTGACGATGCTGCTGGAATGACCAACGGAACTTTTGAAGTTTTGTGTAGAGATATTCAATGTTTTACAAGTAATGAAACTGGTTGGACTGCTGTTAAAGGTAGTGTATCTGGAGTAACATTAACCATCGAAGCTCAAGACAATACTTGCACTGATACAATTAGTTGGATGGTTGTAGGAGAAAGAAAAGATCAGCACATGTACGACACAAATTGGACTGACGACGACGGGAAAGTGATCGTTGAACCTCTGAAACAAGGTGACGAATAAAAAGGAAGGAATTAAATTATGGCTGCTACAATTGAATGGCTAGTAGAAGCATTAGATTGTTATCCTACAAAAGATAGCAAGACTGATGTTGTTATGATGGTTCATTGGCGTTGTAATGGGTCTGAAGAGAATGACAGCAAAACCTATCGCTCAACTTCTTATAGTACGGTTAGTGTAACATATAATGATGGTGATGATTTTACTCCCTTTGCAGATTTAACTAAAGATCAAGTTCTTGGTTGGGTCTGGGAAAGTGTAGATAAGAATGAAACTGAAGCTAGTGTACAAAAAAGTATTGACAATCAAATTAATCCTCCTATAATTAAACCTGACCTACCGTGGTCTTAATAAAATAAAAGGAGAAATAAATAATGACTCAAGAAGAAAAAAATAATAATATCATTAATATTAATGGGACTGATTATTCTCAAGATGATCTTAGTCAAGAACAGCAATACATGATTGCTCAAGTCAAGGATTTGCAAATGAAGGCAACCCAAACTAAGTTTCAGCTTGATCAAATTCAAGTATCGCTAGATCATTTTACTAATAAGGTAATTGAAAGTATTGAAGATAAGGGGCAGGATTCTTCTCCTGCTGAGATTATTCAACAAAAACAATTGGTGAATTAGTAGTTAGCTATGGCTTTTAGTAGTATTATATTATTAGCAGGTTCCGGTAGTAGTTCATCAGGAGGATTAGACCTTGTAATCTCTGCTAATACAACAGATTATAATGCTTTGACTGCAGCAACTGCTGCTGGTTACGATAACTCAACAGGAAATGAAACTACTGTTACAGTAACTATTAACTCTGGTGTTAACGTAACTGCAAGTGGATCAGGATTAACTGCGTTTACTACTGGTGCTTTTAACGCGAATACTACACTTAGAATTATTAATAACGGTAATATTCAAGGGGCTAATGGTTCTACAGGCAGCAACGGAGGTAACGGAGGAGAAGGTGGTAAGGGTATTTTCTTTAATACTCTTACTGGTGGATTAGCTACACATAGTTTAGAAAATAATGGCACTGTCTCTGGAGGTGGAGGTGGTGGTGGTAGTGGTGGACATAGGCGAACATGTACACCGGATGGTGATGGAGGTGAGGATTGTCATAGTCCAACTGTAATAGGTGGTGCTGGTGCTGTTGGAGGTTTAGGAGAGGATGGACAAGCAGGGGAAAACCCTCCTATTCAAGGTTCTTGTGATTGTGGTCTGCAACCACCTCGCGGTGTTGGCGGCGCTGGTGGTGATTCTATAGATAAGAATGGTCGTACAGTTGCTCAATCTGGTTCAGGAACCTATAACGGAACTCAAAGAGCATGAGGGTATTAGTACCGTATAGTGGTCTAGGAACCAATAGTACTTATGGAATGTATCGTTGGTTAACAGAAACAGACTATGAAGTAGTAGCTATGTTTTTAGATGTATATTATTCTTCAGATGAATATACTGCTTTTGAAAGAGAACATTTTTACAGAGGAGTTAAATGGTTTAAAGATAATATAAGAGATTTTAAAACTATAGAAGAAAAATGTAAGCGAGTATATCCTAATACCTATGAGCCAGTAAGAGAAAATTTTACTTTAAACATGGAAACAAGCTCTATCAGTAATTTTACAAAGGTTTATATGGATACTGCTAAAGAATATAAAGTTAATTTTATAAGTAGTGGTAAGTCAGGAGAAGATTCAAATGGTTCTTTAACCAAAGCTGTTTTTATTTCAAAAGAATTAGGTTATGATTTTATTCATCCTTCTTGGTCTTTAACAGAACCAATTACTTTAGAGAATAGAGATCAAGCGATAAAAGAAATGTCTGCTAAATGGAGTCAACGAGAAAAGTTACCGCAAGAACTAAGAAATATTATTACTGATTGTACTTGTAAAGGTGAGAAAGGAATATGTTATTTTTGTTTGGATTTACTATTAAATGAAGTTCGTCCAGAAACAGGACAAGAGCTTGATGATGTTATACTAGAAAAATTATGTGCAGGAAAATTTAGACACTTAGCTGATCAAAAAACTTTTCAACTAAACCAACGCACAGATACATATTTTAAGTTATTAGGTTATGACGAAGAACAATGGGTTGATCCAATTGCAGAAAAGGAGTTGAAGGAAAAAGCTAAAGATATGTATGCAAGAGCAGGAAATATATGATAAAGAAAATATTATTCTTAGTAACTTTTTTAACTTCTATTTTATTTTTCTCTACAAATGTTAATGCTGAAGATAAAAAAGATAAAGACATATATTGGCAAATTGGAGATGCAGTACTAACTATTATGGTTTGTAGAACTGAAAAAGATATTTTAGAAATAGGTTATGCTGATAGTCAATCTGCGTTAACATTAAATCAGTTAATTCAAATTAAAATTATGCAAAATAGTTGTTTAGTTTTTAATCCTCCTTTACAATTAGAAGTAGCTAAGATTGTAGGAGATTACAAAGATTATAACGGAAATAATACAACAATGGTTGGTGTTTCTCCTATACAGGAACCAGATAATATCTTAGGTTATTTAATAATATTAGGTAAACCTTTAACAATTTAGTAAGGGATGAAAAATGGCGAGTACTTATACTTCTAGAATTAGATTAGAAAAGCAGGGAGATGGAGAGAATCCTAATACTTGGGGTTTACGTCTTAATCAGAATGTTATTGATTTGCTTGATGAAGCTGTAGCTGCATACGTTACTGTTGCTCTAACTAATAGTGATGTAACTCTATCTGCTAATGACGGAACTACTGATCAGTCTAGATCACCTTTTATTGAACTAAAAGGAGAGGTAACTGCTGATATTAATGTTATTGTTCCTAGTGTAGATAAGGGTTATATAATTAATGATATCACAACTAGAAATCCAGCAGGAAGCACAGTTACATTAAAGACTGCTACAGGTTCAGGTAACTTAGTTAAGGTAGGAAGAATTTCTCAGTTTATCTGTGATGGTGTTTCTGTTCATCCAGTAGAAGGATACACAAGTGTAAGTGATATATATGCAGCAGCCGATAATACCTTTACTGGTACAAATACTTTTAGTGGTTTGACTAGTTTTACTAGTGCTACATCATTTAACACTAGTGTTTCAGTAAAAGATTTAAGAATTACTGAAGGACGCATAGAAGATGTTAGTGTTTCTGTTGCTTCTATAGTACACGCAAGTGTTACCAGAGGTATTATGCCTTTTACTTCTCTTACTGATGGTGCAACCATTACAATAGACTTTAATACAGGAAATAACTTTTGTGTTACATTAGAAGGTAACAGAACTTTAGCTAACCAAACTAATGGTACAGTAGGACAAACAGGATATATTTACGTTAAACAAGATGGAACAGGAAGTAGAACTTTAAGCTTTGGTAACTGGTGGAAGTTTAGTGGAGGAACAGCACCTACACTAACTACAGATGCTAACGCTGTTGATATTCTTGTTTATAATATACGAGAGACAGAAAAAGTAGATACTGTTTTTATAGCTGATTTTAAATAGGAATACTAGTAAGGATAACGAATGTCTTCTACTACTTCCAGATTATCTAAGTTAAATCTTAAACCGGGATTTCACAGAGAATCAACTCAATACTCTGAAGAGGGGCGTTGGTTTGACGGAGATCGCGTGCGGTTTAGAGAGGGAAAGCCAGAAAATTTAAGAGGCTACAGTAAATTTACATTAGATGACGACAGAACACTTGAAGGTATTGGCAGAGATTTATTAACTTGGTCACGAAATAATTCAGAAAAACTTCTTGCTGTAGGAACAGAAAAGAAACTTTATATTGTAGATGGTTCCTTCCCTTATGATGTAACACCTATTGTTACTGTAGTTTCTATAGGTAATAGTGGAACACAAGGTAATCTTAGTACTGTATCTGGTCAAAATAGAATTTATGTAAGTATTACAAATAATAATGTAAGTGTAGGAGATTTTGTAGAATTTACTTCTGCTTCTACTAATGGATTTAGCCAAGGAACAGACTTTGCTGTTACTGCGTTTGGTGGTCCTGTTTATGAAGTTGTTAGTGTTTCAGGTGTAAATAATTTTAGTGTATCTGTTAACTATTCTTCTAATGCAACACAGGCAGGACCGGGACAAGCTACTGCACATTTTCTTTTACCTACTGGATCAAATGATAGTATTCAAGGAACGGGTTATGGTGCGTCATCCTATCTTGCGTCAGGAACATCCATAACATCAGCAAGAGCGTGGAATGAACCTGCACCTGCGACTAATATTGTTTTCTCTGCTACCCAGTGGTCACTAGATACATTTGGTGAAGATTTGTTAGGTGTTAAAAGAGGATTTAAATTATGTCATTGGGATGCAGATGCTAGTCTAACGCCAGTAAGAGCTAATATTATTTCTGGAAGTCCTGATCAAATAAATAGTATTGTTGTATCTCCTAATGATAGGCATGTTATTGCATTAGGTACGAATGAATATGCTTCTGGTGATTTTAATCCTATGCTTATTAGATGGGCAGATCAATTAAATTTTAATAACTGGACTCCTGCTATTACTAATACAGCAGGAGAACTGCTTGTAGTAGACGGTACAGAAATCATTGCTGGTATTAGAACCAGAAGCTCTATTCTCATTTGGACAGATAATGCTTTATATGGTTTACAATTTGTTGGTCCTCCATTTACATTTAGCATTCAACAGTTAGGGTCTAATTGTGGACTTATATCACAACATGCAGCAGTAGCTGTAGACTCTGCTTCTTTTTGGATGAGCAATGATAACTTCTATGTTTTTGATGGAACTGTGAGAAAATTAGATTGTACTGTCAGAAGACATCTATATGATAATTTTAATATGACGCAAAAAGGTAAAGTTTTTTGTGCTACTAATTCAGAGTTTCACGAAATTATTTGGCTGTATCCTTCAGAAGATTCTTCTGAACCTGACTCATATATTATCTATAACTATGAGGAAAATACTTGGGTATATGGGTCTAGTTTCTATACTACTTTTTCTGATGATCATGTATTTGATAATACCATTACAACAGGAAGAGTTAGTGCTTCTGATGATACTCGTATATGGAACAATGAACCTGAGAATATTTTTACTGGAGATGGTAAAGCACTAACTTCTTTCTTGGAATCTGCTGATTTTGATTTGCAAGATGGTGCAGATATAATGTTTGTTAATAGAGTTATCCCTGATCTTACTTTTGGATCAGGTACTAATTTAACTTTTACTATTAATTTAAAAGATTATCCTGCTGATTCAACTACGCAAAAAGGACCGTATACTTTAAATTCAGGAATAAAAAAAGTAGATTTAAGAGCTAGAGGAAGACAAGCTAATGTTCGTGTTTCTACTTCTGATTTAGGTGCAGAGTGGAGATGGGGTAATGTTAGGGTAGCCTTACAGCCAGATGGTAAACGATAATGATTTATCCTGAACTACCTACATATGGACGAAAAATAGAAGACGAAGAATTAAAGAAAATGTATAGGGATATTACTTCTTGGGCTTCTCAATTAAAAAATCTATTAGAGATCAGAGATGTTCAAGTTGATAGTACTCCTTCTACTACAATTTTTTCTGTAGTTACTGTAACATCTATAGGTAGACCTGCAAGTGGAGATGTAGCTTTCTCTATAGGTGAAGGAAAATTTAAAGGATATGTTAGTGGAACAGGATGGGTAAACTTTAACTGATGGCAATGACACAAAGACAAAAGATTTTGGATATATTATACAACAGTACTTATATCCAGAATATGAATAAAGGTTATGTAGAAAGCACAGAGGATAAGGGTATGGCGTATCCTAACAATTCAGTGTATAATAACCCCAACACTTTACATGCAGATATGACTAAATCTCAGTCTAACTATATGAATCCCAAACAAGCAAAGGTAATTTAGTAATGGCGTATATGGTAAATAGGGACGCTCCTTATAGTGGTTTAGCTACTCTTATGAACATGAGAGATAATAATCCAAATACTCAGTTGGCTTATGTACCTACTCGCGATGTAGAGATGCGCTATGACACTATCTATAACCCGTCTACTGGTATACCTCAAGCAGTAGGTGTTTCTTCCTTCAATGAAGGAGGTGCTATTGGTTCTGCTCCTCCAGTACCAGAAGCAGAATATATGGATAAGTTAGGAGAACTACAAAAAGAGTTGTTATCTACTTTACCTCGTCCTGCTAGACCTAATTTTAATGCGCCTTCACCACTAGCAATGACTCCTATGCCTATGTTTGATAGCTCTTATACACCTCCTCAAGGAGGTCGTGGAGCAGGTAAAGGAACTTCTATGCCTCCTATGCCTCCTATGCCCCCTAAACCTCCTCAAGGAGGTCGTGGAGCAGGTAAGGGACCGGCTGGCCGAACAGGTACAGGACCAGTTATAACAGGATTACCTGATAGCGTGTCAATCCCTACAGTGCCGGATGGTTTGGTCGTAGATAGGTTTCCTCCTAGTATGCCTAATCCTGTTCATTCTGATATATTAACACCACAGATTGACCCGAAACTACCCACACCTAGTATGCCTACTCCTACTACACCTAGTATGCCTACTCCTACTAATTTAAACGCAGTTGATAATTTCTTTTCTAACGATTTAAAAAATTTAATTGATAGTAGACATCCTGTTACAACTCAACCGGCTATTCCTGCACCTACTCCTACTATGCCTACTACTTCTTTACCTGATAAAGCTCTGACAGAACTCATACATCCAAGAGAGAAATCAAAGGTTGCTTCGATCTTTAGCGGAAACGATTTAAAAAATTTAATTGATAGTAGACATCCTGTTACAACTCAACCGTCTACTCCTACTATGCCTACT